CCCCAAGTTAAGGTTCTCAAAATGAGAACCGCTCAAATTCCCAAAACGAATTAGCGTTTTACATAATGAACGAAATCGCAGATTTCTTTTTTTATGCTCTCGTCAGTCTTAATCTTCATCTTCATCATCATCTTTTATATAAATGACTTTAAGTTCACAACAATAATATTTTTCCATACCTTTAATCCAACTCTTTATTGTATCCATACCCAAATTATCAAGTATATCATTAATAACTTGTCCTTCTTCTATTGCTTCTTGATAATAATCAGTATCCCAAGTCCAAGTTAATATTTTATTAATAGACATCATTTTAGTCTTCCATTCTTCAAGACTTTTTTTAATTAATTCCTCATCTTCCACAATACCTTCAATCTTGCTAATAATGTCTTGTGGGAGGTCATAGTAATAATTCATTTTTGCTTTATTGTTTTGTTGGTGCTATACATTTTATACATTAAATCTACTTCAATTTTTTTTTTACTATACATTTTTTGAACTAAAATTTACAAAAAAAAAAAAAAAAAAATTGATTTAAAAAAAAAATATATTTAGTATATATAAAAAAATGGAAGCGAATAATCACGAAAGTGAAAATGAATTTACTATTAATGAAAAAGGAGAATTTTGTGACGAACAAGGTAATCTACTTACTATAGAAGCAAATGATATTACAGAACTCACAGAATACTACGAAAAAATGATATCTAAAGTTGCTGAACTTAAATTAGAACAAGGAATATCAAATCCTCCACCATTTAAGTTCCGTAAAGGAATACTAATAGTAGATGATAAAGGAACTAATATTGGTATTCACGCTACAGATATAAATGAAATGAAAAAGGTAATAAAAGTATTAGAAAAATATTATTCCTGTTCTCTCCAAAAATTACAATTTGAATATATGAAAAGAAAAGAAGTAAAGAAAGGAGAAGGTTATTATCTTCAAGGTTTAGAATATAACGAGGAATATCTCAAATCTCCAAGTTTCTTACTCAAGTGTTCTAATCAAGATAAAGATAAAATACACGAACTATTAAATATTAAAAAACGAAGTGATAAATGGTTATGGTATCCTAAAAGAATAGAACAAACAAAATTTTATGTAGAAGGTAATACAACTAATGAATATCCTATCTTTATTATTAGTAAAGGTAGATATTACAGAAATAAAAAATATCAACCACCAAAAACTGCTGTTTATCTTGAAAGTATTGGTGTAGATTATAAAATTGTAGTTGAACCACAAGAAGCAGATGATTATGCTAAAAGTATTTCAAGAAGTAAAATTATAATTTTACCTGATGAATATCTTAATAAAAATCAAGGTTCTATTCCAGTAAGAAATTTCGTTCATCATTACAACATAGATAAAGAAAATATTGCTTACTGGATTTTAGATGATAATATTAATGATTACTATTGGGTAGACAACAACGAAAGATATAAAGTTAGAGATGCTTTTGCTTTTAAATTTGTTGAAGACCTTATGAATAATTATGATAATGTTTATTTAGCAGGACATCAATATAAAATGTTTTGTCCTCCAACTGATTACAGAAATATAGTTCAACATAACGCAAGAGTATTTAGTTCAATTTTAATTAGAACTGATATTCCTACTTTGAATGATGAAGGGGACATTTGGAGAGGTAAATACAACGAAGATGTTGACCTTTCTTTAAGAATTCTTAAACAAGGATTACCAACTATCTTATCTATTGTTCTATCTGCTGATAAAGAACGAACAGGAGGTAGCGGTGGAAATGAAGAAATATATATTGAAGATGATAATCATTCAGGAGTAACAAAATCTAATTCTTTGTTAGAACATCACGCAGATTGTATTGATATAGTTGAAAGATATGGAAGAACTCATCATAAAATTAAAACAGAAATGTTTGAAAACAATAAATACATTCGCTCAAGTCATTTTACAGAAAATAAATATAATATTATATATAAATGAAAGTAGAAGTTTCAAAAAGTGATAATCCAAAAAAGAAATATAAAATAGTTTTAACTTACGATACAGGTAAAACTAAAACTATTCATATAGGTCAAGCAGGAGCAGAAGATATGACTTCACACGGAGATGAAGAGAGAAAAAAGAGATACATTACACGACATAAAAAAAATGAGAATTGGAATAAATCAGGAATTACAACAGCAGGGTTCTGGTCCAGATGGTTATTATGGAATAAATCTTCTTTAAGTGCTTCAAAGAAAGATATTGAAAACAAATTTAAAGTAAATATTAATTAATCTTTTTCTATTTCTTCAAATAAGTTTTCAAATTCTTTTACTAATTGATTATCAACAGAATTTGAAATCACACACATTTCACTTGTAATGACTTTCATATTATTAATACATCTATTTAGTATATCAATTGCTCTCTCTAATTCTTCAATTTTATTCGTCAATTGTTTATTCTTCACACGAAGTTCGTTGTTTTCAATAACACGCATTTTGTATGAAGACATCTTCTTTGACATTTTTATGATATTCTCTCAAAAACATTTTATAAATTCATTTCAATTTTTTTTTTATTATACATATATTGTAAAAGATGCCGAGAAATAGAAACAGAAATGGTAGTTTAATAGTATTAGATGAATTTTGTATAGAAACACCAAAAGAACCAATAAGATTAGCAAAAGACTTTTTAAAAAACAATTATTACAATCTTTTAAAAGAAAAAGGAGAGAAAATAGAATGTAGTGTATGTATGGAGGAAATAGATTGTAAAAATTGTTTTTGTCTTCTAACCTGTGGACATTACTTTCATTTACACGAAGTTTTAAAATGTAGTAGTTGTCCCGTTTGTAGAAGTTAAAAGGTATATTTGTTCCCATCTTCTTGCTCTGCTTAAAGCAGTATAAATCATTTTATCATCATACATATCATTAATACAAATGTATAAATTATGTTCTGCTGTTTCACCTTGAATAGAATGAGTAGTAAATGCGTGTCTTAATTCACACCGAGTATTAACAGGTTTTGTATAACTAATTTCACCATTACAATAATTTTGTGTATTTTCAGTAATATAATATTTTTCAAGATGTTTAAATTTTTCTGTAAATGTGTCTTTTGTTTTATGTGTTCTTGCTAATATCATATCTTCTACTTTATAATCTTTTATTTCATCTATCTTTTGAAAATTATTTAATACATATTGTTTAACAAATTTTCTTCTTTCTTCTCCTTGTAATTTTCTTATGTAATTTAATTTAGTTAATAATTTATCACATTTAACTCTGTAATTAGTTGTGTGTTCTTCAATATAATCAAATCCTTCTTCATTAAAATTAACATAAGGAACTTTATAATTCGGGTCATCAATACCATCTAACTGATGTCCAACATCACCACACATAATAATTTTACATTCTTTAAATCTTTCAAAGAATAATTCTTTGAATTTATTATTTAACATACTAACTTCATCAATAACTAAAACATTATAGTTTTTAATTATTGGTCTCCAACAAGCAGGGTCTTTACTAATTAAGTTATAAAATACATTACATTTAATATTATGTTCTTTTTGTTTTTGTCTTGCTAATTTCCAAGAAGGAGCAAAATAACAAATTTTTTGAAAACCAGAGTCCACTACTACTTTTGTAGTTTTACCTGTTCCACCTGCTCCTTTATGAAACTCTCGTTTATGATGTGGACGATATCCACAATCTAATTTCCAAGTTTTTTCTACCCAACGATTAGATATAAATGTTCCTCCGCAAAATTGTTTATAACAAATCGTTTTTTCTTCTTCACGAAAATTATTTAATAATTCATAATCTCCAAAATGATAAATACCATCACATACAACTCTAATTATATCATCATAATTCATAGACATTAATTGTTCTAATGTATTAATAAGACAATATGATTTAATAAATGCTGTAATATGAGATAAATGTTTATTACTATCTTTATTCATCATAAATTTAACTTCATCTTCCCAAGTTTTATAAGTTCCTTCTTGTAAATAACTGGTTAAATTACTAATGTAATCTTTATCAGCATTCATATAAAAGTTATCTGTTAAAACTTCCATTTCCATTACTCCTACAAATTTGGAATACCAAGAAGTTTTTTTCTTTCTTCCATCATCACTTTTATTTAACCAACGAGGGTCATCAAAATTAAAATCAATATTTATTCCCCAACAACCTTCGGTTATATCAAACTCACAACCTTTATCTTTTAAAAATTTTAATACAGGAGATGGAAATACCATTCCGTCGCCGAATATTAACATTTTATTATTTAACTTTTCTAATACAGGACTTAATTTAAGATTAGTAATTGTATACATACCGATATCAACAATTTTATCAGTTGGTCTAAAATCACAAATTTTACCTACATATCCTTCATAATATTTACATTTATTAACATTCTTGTATGCTTTTGCTTGGTCTATATGTTTATATCCCGTATAAGGAACACAATATCTACCACTTTCCATTTCAAGACCATCTGTATTAATGTGATTTTCAGGGTCATCTACAATATGAATAGGTTTGAAATCTATACACTGGTTGGAATGATTACCTGCTCTAACATATTGACTTAAATTATAATCTTGAATGTCACATATTCTACAATTAATTAAATTACTACTAACTAAAAATTCATCAATAAATTCACTAAAATCTTGAGAAATAGTATATGTTTTGTTAATTGTTGAAATTTTACAAACTCCTGTATGATTTTTTTTAAATATAAAATAATCACCATCATTTACTAATTTATTATACATATCAGTCATCGCTTTATGAGTAATTTGTTCTGTTTTTTTATTAACTATTTCATTATGATTAAATCCGTCAATATGATTTAATTTAGTATTAATGTATTCAAAATTAGTTAATGCTTTTTTGTTTGGTTTAACTTCAACAAGATTAATATTAAATGGTAAATGTATTTTTAAACCTACTTGTAATTTATCTGCTATTGCTTGTAAATCTTTTTCAGGAACACCACTATCGTGATATTCTGCTTCTAACTTTTTTGATACAGACACTTTTGATTTATATTTTAATCTTGTTCCTTCTGTTTGTGCTGTTTCTTCTTTCATTTGAAAGTAATCAATAATAGGTTTAAAAAGACAATTAGTAATTCCTTGTTTAAATGCTTGTGCTATTCTTTGAGGTCTAATATTTGCGTCTTTTGTAATTATAACATCTGCGTCAGGGTATTCTTCAAATAAATTATTATATTCGGTATCATAATAAAGTCCAAAATACGCATCTCCTGATTTTCTGTCTAAATCAATAGTAAAACTACGAATAACATTTCCATCATCAACAATAGAAACTCTTACTTCTCCATTCATAGTTTTTAATCTATTCCAAATAGTTGTAGTTCCTTGACCTACATATTCACTTTGTCGTTTAACATATCTTAAATTTAAATTTCTTGCTAAACCTTGTAGTTGTTTTGCTCTTTTAGATTTGATTTCTTCTCCTATCTTTTTGATGTCTTTTTGAACTATTCCAGTTTTTGTAGTTGTTCTAATATCTCTTAATCTTTCGTTAATTCGCTTTACAGCATCTATTCTTTTGTCTTCAATTTTATTTTTTAATGAAAGATAAGTTAAGTTGTTTAGTTTAGACTTCTGTGTTTCTAATAATTGTAAAGTATCTTTTCTTAACTTCTTCTTTTGTTTTTTATTCATTTTAATATTTGTAAACATTTTATTTTTCTATAATATTATTTAATTATTTCTTTAAATCAATTTTGTAGAAATAATTAAATTAAATATATTTTCTAAATAATTAATTCGTTAATTCTATTTATCTTAATATGTCCCCATCTTGCTAAAAAAGAGTTTTCACCATTTCTCATTTTTTCATCTGCTCTGTAATGTGTCATAATTCTTTTAACATAATCACCATTTAATTTTAGTCCAAGTTCTTCATTAAGTTTTTTAATAGTTGTATACTTACCTTCTTTCATTTGATTTGTATTTTTATCAAACATAATTATGTGCCAGTGATACATCTTATTATTTTCACAACCTTTAATCTTACCTTTATAGTTTTTATCTTTATTTGTAGAAATAGACATTATTTTTCTATACTATTAGTTAATATATTTATTTCTTTAAATTTATTTATCAATTTATTTTAAAATGCCTATAAATTATTATCAAATGAAAAAACACGAATATCGTGAAAGATACGAAAGAACTAAAGAAAGAAAAAATAATGATGAAATTT